CTCAAACATCGAGTCGGCTTACTTAGTGAGAAAAGTATTTTCAAGAGTTTGATAGGTCATATTCGAACTGGAGGAATCTCTGAAGAAGATCTGGTGGCTCAGACAATGGATGCTGCCCTCATTGAGTGGGCTCACTACCCGAGAGAACATTTTGTGAAGCGCCAATCTGAGATGTTGGATATCGCCACGAAGCACTTTATTGAGCATTTGGTGCCAAATCTGCATCGCAGTCGAGAAGAAATTCTCAGAAGGCGTCATAACCTGTAGAGGTAATGACTCCGCCCTTGGGCCGGGCTGGATAATAGGCATCCCTCCGAGCGCTGGTCCGCGCTCGCTACGCTAAAAAGACCATGTAAGTATTGGTTACCGCGTGTATTGTACTTTAGTTTTTGCATATAGTATACGTAGGCTTGCTTGCATTAGTGTAAAATAATACGCACACTTAAGGGCATGTCGGCCCGAAGCAAAACAAACGGGTCGTCATATGGCAAAATGACGGCACTGTACATAGTTTGCCACTTCAAACACACAAATTTTTGATATAACTCAAACGCCCACAACACAAAAAGTGGGCACTGTAACATTTAGTCATGCAGATAAGGCTATGGGCACAACTGTGCACTCGCCTCTCGAATCAACATACTCTACTGGAGAATCCACAGATGTTCCCTTAGGGGAATTCCTCAGTCGTCCAGTCGAGATTTTCAATGTGGATTTGGTTGCATTAAACCAGTACACTGGTGAGTTTGATCCTTGGTCCCTATTTGTTAACGATCCTTTGGTCAAAAGACGAATAGAAGGTTTTAGGCACTTGAGAGGACATCTCAAAGTTCGTTTTGTGCTTAACGGTAACCCTATGATGTTCGGGCGATACATTGCCTGGTACGAACCTAGACCTTATAGGAATAGGTATGCTTTTACATCACGGTTCAACGAAGGACGCTTTTGTCAAGCTTCACAACATCCACATGTCTACCTCGATCCCGCCACAAGTGAGGGGGGAGAGATGACACTACCATTTTTCTGTCCCGAAAATTTTCTGGACTTGACCATATCCCAATCGGTTTCCGAGATGGGTGCAATGCACATTGACACTCTTTTACCACTCGATACCTTGAACGGAGCCGGTTCTGAAACGGCAATGTTGACGGTTTTCGCTTGGATGGAAGACGCTCAATTATGCACTCCCACCGGCGCCGGATATGCGGATATTATTGGTCAAGGACTCTCGG